CCCGGACATCTTCGTTCGGATGATCGAACAGGAGAGCGGGTTTGACCCCGAGGCTCGGAGCCGGGTCGGGGCGATTGGGCTTGCGCAGGTCATGCCGGACACGGCGCGGGATCCGGGGTACGGCGTAGAGCCGATAACCGACCTGTCTGCGCTTCTGGACGATGACATCAATATGCGGTTTGGCGCGGAGTATCTGCGCGCGATGCTGGACAAGTTTGGCGGCGACTACGGGCTTGCCTTGGCTGCCTACAATGCGGGGCCGGGCGCGGTCGAGGATGCTGGCAACCGGATCCCGAACATCAAGGAGACGCAGAACTACGTTGGCAACATCTTGGGCCGAAGTTTCGAGGGCCCCGAGCCGATGCCCGAGCGTGACGAGCGTGGTTCCGGGATCTTTTCGATGCCGCTGAAGGACCGCGAGCGGTTCTTGCAGATCGAGGGGATCTTGAAGGGGCTGCAGGAGTTCGAGCGCAGCCGTCGTCCGGCGCCTCCTCCGGAGGTTCCGGAGGTTCCGTCGGAGGCTCGTCCGCGTCGTCGGGTGGATCCGACGGCTCGGTTCGCGGGCCTTGGGAGTTTGCGCGAGGTTTTGTAGGTGGTCCGCAACATCCTGCTCGATGCGATCAGGCTGTGGGTAGAGACGCCGCCGTATCGGGATTACCCTAGTGAACGGATTGGGTGGCAGTTGCTGCCGGCGTTCGAGCACGGGCGTCTTCGGGTGTACTATCGGGACGGCGCGCCGGTTGGGTTGGTTACGTGGATGTGGTTGACTCGGCGGGAGTTCGAGACGAACTCGTACTACGGACCTATGGCCTTTGCCCGCGATTCGGGTGAGGTGTTGTATGTGGCCAACTTCATTGCGCCGTGTGGTCGTTCTGATGTATTCTACATGGCGAGGGACCTTCCCCGTCTGCTGTCGGAGCTGTATCCGCAGGCTCGGGCGGCGTTCTTTCATCGCCGCGACCGTGTCGGCAGTTACGCGCTAGGAGGGACTGATGGGTAGTGGTGGCAGCGGTGGAGAGTTCCCCGTTCCGGCGGTTACCGCCTCTGAATACATGTCTGCAGACTACCGGAACCCAAACTACAACACGATTCGGATGGGTAACAACAACGAGTTCTTTATCGTTGACCCCAAAAACAACATTGTAAAGAGCAGCAAAGGCAAAAACCTGACGTTTTCGTCCGTAGCGGATGCGGCCAATTATCTTCAAAGTTCTGGCGGAGAACCCCAGCCCTTTAACCTTGGTGGGTTTTTTGTAGACTTTAAGGGCGACAGCATTTTTATCCCCGACGATGTGCGTGTTGTTCGGGGCGGAGACGGCTTTGTCCTTCAAAATAATCAGGGTTGGAGACTTGTTCCCACGTCGTTTGACAACGAAGAAGCGGTTCAAAACTTTTTGAACCGTGGGTTCAACGACTTTCAGAGCAAAACCTACCAGACAGGTAAGTTGGGGTCGACAGGCCTAGAGCAGAACAGGTGGGCCAACTCCCCTATTTGGAATGCCAATCCGAGTTGGGGGCTTCCCAACACGTCCGTCAAAGCGTCAGCAGGGCTTACTGCCACTACGGGTACGGGCCTTACGGCGGGCGGTGGAACTACGGGTACGGGCCTTACGGCGGGCGGTGGAACTACGGGTACGGGCCTTACGGCGGGCGGTGGAACTACTGGCACGACCACCACAACCGGCGGCGGACTTTTACCCGGGGCCGTTGTGGATGAGGGAAGCATCGGCCCAGATGGAAAGGTCCGTTTAGGGACGGGCACGACCACCACAACCGGCGGCGGAGCAGGACCTTACTACGATGATGTTATAGGCACTGACGATGGTTTTAGTATACCTACAGACCCTAAGCGTATTCTTGATATGGCTGCATGGGAAGAATACAAGTCATTTCAAGGCACACCTGATGACATGTTCGGTGTCAAAAAGTTTGCGGGCAGGACGTTCACTGATCCTGCTACGGGCACTACTTACACATCAGATGGCACAAAGTGGACGGTAAGAGATCCTGTTCTGGGCACGACCGGCGGCGGAAGCCTTAGCAACCGCACGCCTGACGAGGCTCGCCAGACAGACTCTAGGGACGTTTTTGGGCCCGGGGCGGGAGGAATAGGCGCTGCGGTCATAGTCTATGGGCCTGACGGGACTGCTTACCCAAGTCCTCAAGCTGCCATAAATGCGGGGGTTACAGATTACACGTTGACTCCTCCCGCTGCAGACGTTGCGGCGGCGGCAGAAGCTGACCGGTTGAAGAAGGTCGCGGAGCTGGAGGCCAAGCTCAAGGCGGCCGAGGACCAATACTCGACGCTCTCGAAGACCTACGGCGAAACGCAGGGGTCTTACGAGGATCTGACGCGGCGTTTCGAGGACCTGTACGGCCAGTTTGACACGTTGACGGGTAGCTACGCGGACCAGAAGTCCGCGTATGACACGCTGTTTGGCGGGTACAAGATGCTGGAAGAGCAGCTGGCTGACCAGCGCACGGCGTACGAGAAGAACCTCGAGGAGGCTGCGCGGCGCCGGCGGATCGAGCTGGCGAACATGATGCCCATGCCATCTCGCCCCTCGTACACGGCGGCGCCGGCGATGTCCGGGTACACGGCGGTTGGTGGCCAGCCGCAGACCCCGACGCTGTCTCCGGGGTCGTATTCGGCGCCACCGATTGACTTTCTGGCGGGTCTTCCGAGCTACCTTCAGATGGCCCCGGACCTCCGGATGCCGGACTTCACTGGCCAGTACGCGATTAACCCGCTTCCGGGCACGTCGCCGGTTCAGCCCGGACCGACGGTTGACGTGGCGGCGCCATTCCAGCCTTACCTTCAGGCCATCTACAACCAGTACGGTGTCAACATCCCGTCCGGAATGACCGGGATCATGGGGGCTCGTCGATGAAGAACCTTCCGCGCGAGACGACGATTGCGGGCCAGCGGCACATGCTGGCCTACATCAACCCGTTCGAGGTTGATCTGCTGCGCAGCTACGGCGGACTGCAGACGCCGGGCCCGGGTGGGGTGCCCGCTTTTCCGCCGGCGGCGGTTCAGAAAGAGCGGGTAGAGTCGAAGACCCAGACAATTGACACGCCCGCCGGACGTCAGACGGTTTCGACAAGCACACAGCCGGCGAGCAGGACGGGCGAGGTAAAGAGCACGGCAGAGCTGCGCAGCGATATTCAGGCGCGGGATGCGGCTGCTCGCGACGCGGCGCAGGCTCGCGTTGACGCGATGCTGAACGACGATGACGACGATGACGACGTGGTTGTCTCGACCGCTACTCAGCCGCGCACGACCACCACGGCTGCCGCAGCCACGCCCGCTGTACCCGCCACAACAAACATGATCGGTCCCGTTACGGCCCAGCAGCTGGCGGACTTTCGGTCTAACATCGGCCAGCGCAATCTGCTGGAGAAGGCCCTAGGTCTCACGTTCCCCGGCCAGATCATGATGAGCCTTCGGGACCGCGAGCTTCAGACGATTGCCGACAAGCTTGAGGGCAAGTACGAGAACCAAGGCATTCTGGGCCTCGGCATCGGCAAGGGCCTGTTTGAGCGTGGCGCGGTCAGCTATCAGGCGGTGTTCGACCCGCAGGGCAACATCGTGGGCGCGCTTGGGTTTGACGAGGCAGGGGCTCCTGTTGACTACAGCGGACAAAGGATCGAGGGCTTCGATTCCGGGAACGAGGCGATCAACGCGCTGGTTCGCCCGAGCGAGGCTGGGCTGGCTGGGTCGGAGCGGGACGAGGGCCCGTCTGGTATGGCTTCGGACCCATGTCCGGAGGGGTACGAGATGGACCCTGTGTCGCGGGTTTGCCGGCTGAAGCAAGTGGATGTTGTGGCGCAGCCGCCGAGCACGCCGCCTGTTACGACGCTTCCTCCTCCGCCTGTCAATCCTCCTCCTGCGCCTCCGCCGCCTCCGGCATACACGCAGCTGCCGCCCGGCCGCCCGGCTGCGCCTCCGCCTCCGGCTGCGCCGTTGCTGCCTTATGCGCAGCAGACAATCTACACACCCCCTCCGCCGATGCAGGGTCAGGGGATCATGCAGAACTTGCGTTGACGTGAACCTAGACGCTCTACCGCAGGATGTGCTGAAAGAGATTTTGGCACTGACCGAGGCGAAGGCCAAGTTGGATGTGCGCGAGAAGGCGCAAGACAACTTCATGGCCTTTGCGCATCATGTCTACGACAATTTCATCGAGGGCCGGCACCACCGGATCATCGCCGAGAAGCTGGAGCGTGTGGCTCGCGGGGAGCTGAAGCGGCTGATCATCAACATGCCGCCTCGACACTCGAAGTCCGAGCTTTCGAGCTACCTGATGCCGGCGTGGTTTCTGGGGCGGAACCCGAAACTGAAGATTATTCAGGCGACGCACAACACCGAGCTTGCGGTTCGGTTTGGCCGCAAGGTCCGAGATCTGATTGCCGACCAGATCTACCGCGACATCTTCCCGAAGACGACGCTGAAGGAAGACTCGAAGTCGGCTGGCCGCTGGATGACGGACAAGGGCGGCGAGTACTTTGCTGCGGGCGTTGGTGCTGCGATGACCGGTCGCGGTGCGGATTTGCTGATCATCGACGACCCACACTCGGAGCAGGACGCGCTGTCGGAGGGGGCGTTTGACAACGCCTACGAGTGGTACACGTCCGGTCCTCGACAGCGTCTGCAGCCCGGCGGGTCCATCATCGTGGTTATGACTCGATGGGGGAAGACGGACCTTACGGGGCGCCTGATCAAGGCGCAGTCGCAGGACATTCTGGCTGACCAGTGGGAGGTTGTCGAGTTCCCGGCGATCATGCCTTCGGGTGATCCGCTGTGGCCTGAGTTCTGGTCGAAGGAAGCGCTGCTCGGGATCCGTGGCTCGCTTCCGCTGCAGAAGTGGTCTGCGCAGTGGCAACAGCAGCCCACGTCCGATGGTTCGGCGATCATCAGGCGGGAGTGGTGGAAGGATTGGGAGAAGGAGGAGGTTCCCAACCTCAGCTACATCTTGCAGGCGTATGACACGGCGTTCTCGAAGAAGGAGTCTGCGGACTACTCGGCGATCACGACGTGGGGCGTGTTCAAGCCGGACGAGGATAGCCCTGACAATATCATCTTGCTGGATGCCAAGCGCGGCCGGTGGAGTTTCCCGGAGCTGAAGCAGACGGCGTGGGAGGAGCACGAGTACTGGGAACCGGACATGGTGCTGGTTGAGGCTCGTGCCACGGGTCAACCGTTGATCGACGAGTTCCGGTTGCGCGGGATCCCGGCTGTGGGCTGGGCTCCGGCCGGGCGCAGCGGCGGCCGCGACAAGGTTAGCCGCATGAACATGGTTGCGCCGCTCTTCGAGGCTGGGGTAGTTTGGGCCAAGCTGAGCGAGCGCTTTGCCGAAGAGGTCATCGAGGAAGTTACGTCATTTCCTCATGGCGAAAACGACGATTTCTGTGATAGCATGACGCTAGCCCTGATGAGGTTCCGGCAAGGCGGCTTTGTCGCGCTTGAGGGAGAACAGCAGGACGAGGAAGACACGACCTCACGTAAGCTGGAGTACTACTAATGGCTATACCTCCTCGGCCGATTGGTTCGCTGGTTGATGCCGGCATCCCGATGGATGTTGGGGGGCCGCCTCCTGTTGACGTTCCTGTTGACGGCCCGATGGAGTTCCCGGGTGGGGCTCAGGTCACGCAGGGGCCCGATGGGTCCGCGCTGATCGAGGCGATGGACATGATGGCCATGGGCGAAGGTGCGCCGGACGTCCCGTTTGATGCCAACCTTGCCGAGGTGTTGGACGAGGACATTCTTTCGGCGCTGTCTTCGGAGCTGCGTGGGCTCTATCAGGAGGACCTAGAATCGAGGTCCGAGTGGGAAGAGGCGTACACCAAGGGCCTTGGTTTGCTGGGCATCAAGTACGAGGAGCGCACGCAGCCGTTTCAGGGTGCTTCTGGTGTGACGCACCCGCTGATTAGCGAGAGCGTGACGCAGTTTCAGGCGCAGGCGTACAAGGAGCTGCTGCCGTCTGGCGGCCCGGTGAAGACGCAGATCTTGGGTTTGCGGGATCCTGCGATTGAGGAGCAGGCGACGCGCGTCAAGCAGTTTATGAATTACCAGATCACCGAGGTGATGGAGGAGTTTGATCCGGACACGGATCAGATGTTGTTCTACCTCCCGCTGTCGGGATCGACGTTCAAGAAGGTGTACTTCGACCCGATGCGTCAGCGGGCGGTATCGAAGTTCGTGCCTGCGCAGGATCTGGTTGTGCCGTATTCGGCCTCGGATCTGAACACGTCGCCCCGGGTGACGCATGTTCTGCGGATGAACCTGAACGACATCCGGAAGATGCAGGTTGCCGGCGTTTACCGGGACATAGAGATCCCGGAGGGCACTGACGAGAGCACGACGCGGGTTCGGCAGGAGATCGACAAGCTCGAGGGCATCTCGAAGACGTACTCGGACGACGTATGCACGGTTCTCGAGATCCACGCCGACCTTGATCTGGAAGGGTTCGAGGACATCAACCCGATGACGGGTCAGCCCACGGGGATCAAGATCCCGTATGTTGTGACGCTTGAGGAGCGGACTGGCAAGGTTCTGTCGATCCAGCGGAACTACGCGGAGACGGATCCTACGAAGCGCAAGCGTCAGTTCTTCGTGCACTATCGGTTCATGCCGGGCCTTGGGTTCTACGGATTCGGGCTTGTGCATATGATCGGCGGGCTGGGGCGGGCTGCGACGAGCCTGCTGCGTCAGCTGATTGACGCGGGCACGTTGTCGAACCTGCCGGCGGGCTTCAAGGCCAAGGGCATCCGGCTCCGGGACAACGACAAACCGCTGCAACCGGGCGAGTGGAGGGACATCGACGCGCCGGGCGGGGACCTTCGCAACTCCCTGCTCCCGCTGCCCTACAAGGAGCCCTCGGCGACGCTGGGCGCCCTGCTGGGCGCGTTGGTGACAGATGGTCGCAGGTTCGTGTCGCTGGCTGACGAGCAGCTCAACAACATGAACCAAGAGATGCCGGTTGGCACGACGGTCGCGCTGATCGAGCGCGGCACGAAGGTCATGTCGGCGATCCACAAGCGGCTGCACTACGCGCAGAAGACGGAGTTCCGGCTGCTTGCTCGGATCTTCGCCGACAACCTGCCGCCGGTCTACCCGTACATGGTTGCCGGCGCGCCGCAGGAGGTCAAGGCTCAGGACTTCGACGACCGGGTGGATGTCATCCCGGTCAGCGATCCGAACATCTTCTCGATGGCGCAGCGGGTCACGCTGGCGCAGACGCAGCTCCAGTTGGCTCAGTCTGCTCCGCAGATGCACGACATGCGTGCGGCGTACCGCCGCATGTATCAGGCGCTCGAGGTTCAGAACATCGACGAGCTGATGCCTCCGCCGCCCCAGCCGCAGCCGCAGGATCCGGCGGTGGAGAACGCTGCCATCATCAACGGCAGCATCCCGCAAGCGTTCCCGCAGCAGGATCACGACGCGCACATTGCGTCGCACCTTGCGCTGCTGGAGCTTAGCGTGCTGCAGGCTGCCGCGCCTGTGCTGGCTGCGTTGTTCAGCCACGTGCTGCAGCACGTGTCGTTCAAGGCCCGGGAGCAGGTGGATCAGGAGCTTGCGCAGATCGGGCAGCAGGCTCAGCAGCAGGCTCAGCAAATCATGCAGGCGGCGCAGATGGGGCAGATTGATCCGAGGATCGCGCAGCAGCGTATGATGGTCATCCAGCAGCAGGCTCCCCAGTTCACGCCCGACCAGATCGAGGCGCGTGTTGCGCAGGTATCGGCGGAACTGCTGAAGGAGCTGATGCCGAAGCTGGCGTTCAAGGGCTCGTCGGATGAGGAGCAGGATCCGCTGGTGAGGATCCGGATGAAGGAACTTGAGGTCAAGCAGATGGAGATTGCCAACAAGTCTGCGATGGAGCAGGCCAAGCTGCAGCTTGAGGGCATGAAGATCGAGCAGCGCGCGGTTACGGATTCGGCGCGGATCGAGTTGCAAGAGCAAATCGCGGAAGACCGTAACGCCGTGAACATGGAGCGGATCAACGTCCAGCGTCGGGCGGCCGCAGCGAGGCAGAACAATGCCCCTCAAAGAAGGTAAGTCTCAGAAGGTCATCTCGGAGAACATCCGCACCGAGATGGAGGCGGGCAGGCCGCAGAAGCAGGCCGTCGCGATTGCGTTGTCGAAGGCTGGTAAATCGAAGCCGCAGAAGAAGGCGGATGGCGGCATGGTCTCGTCGTTCAGCCGGATTGCGCGACCGCAGCGGTTTCTGGGAGTGTTCTGAGCCGCCATCTGTGGTAGAGTGCGGCTATGGATCCGGTAACGATCATAGCCACTGCCACTGCGGCCTATAATGCCTTGAAGAAGGGCATTGA